TTTGGGTTCAGTATTATATAAAACGGAATACTACACCGCAGGTGATGTTATCAGTTACAATGTTGATGGTTCTCCAGTTACATCTGCCGGTGATAAAATTAGAAAAGTAACTTTAGGTCTATCTTCACAAGTTGGACTTGACAAAGACTTATTCAAATATAAAGGAGCGGCGGCTGCGGGTTCAACAAGTGGTTTCCACTTATCAGTAAACGCATCTACTATTACAGGTACAACATTTACAACAACTCCTTACGATTTAGAAGGACAAACAGGTGTTGATAATCCATTAACAGCAACAACTTACCGTAAATTCACATTTGCAGTTGGTGGTGGTTTCGATGGTTTTGACATTTATCGTCAAACTAAAACTTACGGAGACGGATATATCTTTGGTAAATCAACATATGTAAGTGGTCACACAACTAACGGTGGTGTATTCAGTACAACTGTTGGAAACTCTGATTATTATGCATACCTACAAGGTATTAACACATTCGCAAACCCTGAAGCGGTAGATATCAACATCTTCGCAACTCCGGGTATTAACTTCTACGACCATAGTTCATTAACTACACAGGCAATCGATATTATGGAAAACGATAGAGCGGATTCACTTTATGTTATTGCATCTCCAAACGTATCAACTGCGGACGAAGTAATTGACGCATTGGACGGTGTAGCATTGGATACTAACTATTCAGCAACCTACTGGCCTTGGATTCAAGTTAGAGACCAAGACAACGCAACTCAATTATACATTCCACCTACAGGTGAGGTTGTAAGAAACATTGCGTTAACAGATAACGTATCATTCCCTTGGTTCGCAGTAGCGGGTTATTCAAGAGGTTTGGTTAAGGCAATCAAAGCGGTTAAAAAATTAACTCTTGACGAAAGAGATGATTTATATAAGGCAAGAATCAACCCAATCGCTACTTTCTCTGATACAGGTACCATTATTTGGGGTAACAAAACCCTTCAAGTAAGAGAATCTGCATTGGATAGAATTAACGTAAGAAGATTATTGTTAAGAGCAAGAAAACTTATTTCAGCAGTTGCTGTAAGATTGTTGTTCGAACAAAATGACGAACAAGTTCGTAATGAATTCTTGAGATTAGTAAACCCAATTCTTGAAGCAATTAAGAGAGAAAGAGGTTTATATGAGTTCCGTGTAACTGTATCTAATGACCCTGAGGACATTGATGCAAACACACTTAGAGGTAAAATCTATGTAAAACCAACTCGTTCACTTGAATTTATCGATGTTGAGTTCATAATTACCCCAACAGGAGCATCATTTGATAATATCTAATGAAAATAAAGATGGGAGGGGGTAACCTCTCCCATTTATATGTTCCACGAGGAACCAAAAAGTATAAAAAAAATATTTGTATATTTTACCCAGTATTACATATAGTATACTAGAACTAGTATTATATTTCTAGATTTATTTATTAAATCTTTAAATCCAGTTCCAGTATTTATACTAGTATAGGGAAAAAATACGAAAAAAAAATCAAATAAAAAAGCCCAACGATGAAATTTTTTATTTTTTCAAGATAGGCATATTTATAAGTAAGAAGAATAACCAAAAAAAAAAATTAAAACAAAGACATAGACATGGCAGATTTATTAATGAAAATGCCGGTTCCTTACGAACCGAAAAGAGTTAACCGATTCATACTTAGATTCCCTTCTTCATTGGGTATCAACGAATGGTATGTATCATCAGCGGCTAGACCAAGTGCAAAAATCAATTCAGTTGCGATTCCGTTCATCAATACCTCAACTTATGTTGCGGGACGTTTTGAGTGGAACGAATTAAGAGTAACGTTTAAAGACCCTATTGGTCCTTCTGCGTCTCAGGCATTGATGGAATGGTTCCGTCTACACGCAGAGTCTGTTACGGGTCGTATGGGTTATGCTGCGGGTTATAAGAAAGACATCGAATTAGAGATGTTGGACCCAACGGGTGTTGTGGTTGAAAAATGGATTCTTCAAGGTACATTCTTGACTGACTTGAACTTCAACGAACTTGATTACTCAAGAGATGATATCGCAACTATCACTGCGTCTTTACGTATGGATAGATGTATCCAAGTTTACTAATAGAAATAAAAAATATAGAATCTGTCAATATGAAGGTCTCCTCACAAGGGAGACCTTTACTTTTTATAATAAGTTTTGTATAATAGTATAGTTATAACAAAACACATATATGGAAGAATTTAGAATTGACCCAACGATATCTTACGATGTTGTTGAATTACCCTCAAGGGGGATTTACTATCCAAATGGTAAGAAGTCCCTAAGAGTTGCATACCTAACTGCAACTGACGAAAACATACTATCGTCACAAAATTTAATTGCCACCAACATGGTAACTGAAGAACTTCTAAAAAGAAAAATTCTTGATAGAGATTTTGATGTCAATGAAATGGTTGATGATGACAAACAGGCGGTATTATTATTTTTAAGAAACACCGCATTTGGTTCAGAATATAAGTTTCATCTAACTGACCCTAAAACAAATGAAGAGTATTCAAGGACAGTCGATTTAAGTGAAGTTAAATTTAAAGATTTTACATTGGTTCCGGATGTTAACGGTGAATATCCATATAGAATGGAAAAAACCGGTATTGATATTACATTCAAATTTCTAAATCAAAAACAAATTGATGATATTAGAAAAATAGAAGACAGTTGGAACGGAAATGGGGTTGCACCTGTTATTACGAAACAACTTGAAATGATGATTAAAACAGTTGCTGGTAATAAAGATATGATGAATACAAGAAACTTCATTGAAAAATTACCAATCAAAGATTCTCAGGATTTCAGAAAATACGTGAAAGAAAATTCACCTAAACTAGATTTAAAAAAAGAAGTAAACACCCCGTCAGGAGACATAGTCCAAGTAGAAATTGGATTCGGGGTAGAGTTTTTTCGTCCTTTCTACGGATTATAAGAAAGGTCAGTTAGACGAGATTTTATTTTTAGTTAAAAGAGGGTTCTCTTATGGGGACGTACTTACCATGCCCGTCTTCATTAGAAGGTATTATGTTGAGTATTTAATTGAATTAGAAAATAGGTCAACGTAATATTTATAGACATGGTTGATATTAGTAAATTTAAAAGTGGTCTTAATGATAGTCAGTTTAGGTCCGCATATTTAACCGAATTAAATAGAATAGGCGGAACTTTCGACCAAAAACAGTTCAATAATGCATGGGGAAGTTATAGCTCTCCCCTATCTAAAAGTTCAGGAAACTCAGGTTCAACTACTGCAACCTCAACATATAATCCTGTAACTATGGCAAAGAACGCCATTGTTGGTGGACTAGAAACTCAAGAACAAACGGGTTATATGCCCAATATGGGTGAGGAAATGATTAAGGCATCAACATCAGCAAAAGAGTTATTCGGTTTTATTACTAATCTTAAAAGCCCAACGGATATTTTAAGTGGTGCGGTTGGGGTAATCGGCGACCAAGCGGCATTATATTTAACACAACAAACTGAATTGATTGGGGTGCTTAATAAACAAGCGGGATTAACTGGAAAGTTTTCCGAAGATGTTAGAGAAGAATTAACACAGGCAAATATCCCATTAACTCGATTGGGTATTGGATTTGCAGATTTGGCAAAGGGTGCGGAATCTTTAGTGAGTAGTAGCGGTAGATTTATAACATTAAATAGGGACTCTTGGTATGAAGCGGGAAGGGCGGCAACTGCATATGTTGGAACACTTGGAGAATTAGTCGAAATGTATCCCGCCTTTGAAAAAATAGGTATTGGAGCCTCAGATGTTGCTGCTCAAATAGAACTAACAGGTCAACGCTCACTTAATCTCGGTTTACAATCTAGTAAAACAACAAAAGAACTATCAACTAATTTAAGTAAATTAAATGAATATGGTTTTAAAGGAGGTGTTCAAGGAATGGCTGAAATGGTTAGAAAATCTACTGAATTTAGAATGAATATGCAATCAGTATACGATATTGCAGATAAAGTATTTGACCCTGAAGGTGCAATTGATATGGCAGCAAACTTACAGGCGATAGGTGGGGCAATAGGTGATTTTAATGACCCATTGAAACTAATGTATATGGCAACAAACGATGCTGAAGGATTACAAGATGCGTTAATTGGTGCTGCTGGAGGATTAGCAACGTATAACCAAGAACAAGGTAGATTTGAAATTACGGGTGTAAATCTTAGAAAGGCTAAAGCGATGGCTAAAGAACTTGGTATATCCTATGGTGAATTGGCAAATGGTGCGATTGCGGCGGCTGAAAGGTCGTCAGCGGCGTCTGCATTGATGGGTAAAGGATTAATGTTAGATGATGAACAAAAAAGATTTCTTACTAACATTTCACAAATGAAAGGTGGACAAATGACCATTGAACTTAATAGTGATAAAATTAAAGAAGTATTGGGTGTAGATAGTAAAACAAAAGAAATTGCGTTAGAAAAATTAACACAAAAACAAGTAGATACTATTTTAAAATATCAGGACGAGTTTAAAGAATTATCACCTGAAGAAATTATTCAAAAACAAGCGACAACGGTTGAAAACATTGCCAGAGATGTTAATTATATGGCGGCAGCCGCAAGAGTTGGTGCTGCCAATAAAGGAGGTGCATTTTTAGAAAAAATAAAAGAATTGGCTGGTTATGAACCCGGAACTTTACTTAAAAAAAGTAATGAATTAGCCAATAAAGTGGGGGCTGAACTCGGTCAGGAACCAATAAAACCAAGAAATGTTAATCCAAAATCAACACCACAACAATCAGTACCTGTTAACAATTCAACACCGACAACAAACACACCAGCAACAACAACTGAACCACAATCCAATAAAACAGAAGTTACACTTAACATTAAGAGTGATACAATTATGGATGAATGGTCAAGATATCTTGTTAGAAGACCCGAAGCAATTGACGAATTTTTAAATGGAACTAGTCCAAGAGATTATACTAGTCAATCATAAACATAAAATAAGTAAATCTCTATTTATAGTAAAACAATAAATGCCAAGTTATTTAGATTTTAGTAGTACATCGACATTCAGGGACTTCTTAATATCAAAGACGTTACAACGTCCATTTGGTCCCCAAACATTTACTGCGGCAAACTATAGTGTTCAGACTCTAAGTAATTTAGCCAATGTTGACCCAGGTGCGGTCGACACAAACCGTGCAAATGATTTATTACAGATTAAAAATACAAACATTTTTAAACCTGTAAGTTACTTTGTAACTGAAAATATTAATACAATACCAAGAAGTGCTAATTTAAACCTATATCCCTATTTTACAAGAGGAGATATAAGTAGTTTATTTGGTATTATGTCTAACAGTAACTACGATAATGAATCGCAGTTAATGAAATTCGCGGCATTAAACATACGTGAAAATAGAGACGGTCCTGTTTTTGCTAGAATCACACAAAATTTAACTTCAGCCACATTAGGTAGAGTTAGAATTGCGGATGCAATAAATGGAAACACAGCGACGGCAATCAATATCATTACAGGTAGAGAACCGTTAATTGAAAAGAATTATAAAATTACGGTTGCCAAGACATTATTAGGTAAGGGGGTAGATTTTCTACAAACCGTTGCTGGTGTTGAATTTCCGTTTAGTGAAATACCGGGTGATTATTTATCTAACCCACAAAACCCAATTGAAAATAGACCAACACCAAGAACTGAGGCGGGAGCAATCCTACAAGATGTTACAGGCGCATTAGGTTCATTAATTGGAATTCAAAGAAGACCAAAGGTTTCAAGAAAACCTTCTGATTTGATGATTGAATATATGGGTGATGGTCAAAAACAAACTTTGTTTGACAACTTATCATATTCGAAATACGCACCAAACTACACGACTACTGCAAGGTCACAACAGTCTTCAAAACTTTTTAACAACATTAGTCAATTTGCTCAAGGAGTTAAATCTCTTTTAGGGTTAGAGGCACCAAAAGGTGTTGCATATATTGGTGATGATAGAAGTGAAGATGTGAAGATG